GACTTGGGGCTGTCGCAGTTCCTGGAGCACTGTCTCAGATGGGTGAAAAAGATGGCTAGTAAACTTGTAAGAACTTTTGTTGAGAGTCTGGCGAAAAAGGTCTACATGACTCCTGAACAGGCAACTTCAACATATGCCCAAAAAGCAGCAAAGATAGTCAAAGAAGATCCTAGGTTTTTAAAACTTTACGATGAAGAAGATATCGGCAGTGCTATATATAGTTCAAGAAAAGGAGAGGCTGATCTTGGCGTGGTGGCTCCTGAAAAATTCCTTGAATTGGCTGCACAGATGCCCACTGATAAAAAAGGCTATGATTTTATAAGAGAAACAATTGACCAGAAAAAATCAGATATAGCAGAAGGCATCCCAAGACAACAATTTACATTCCCTACTTTGGGCATGAGATTAAACCCCAAAGACAACTCTTTATTTGTCAACATGCATGATGGCAGACACATTAACACAGCAATGAAAGAGATGGGCTATCCAAAAGGACTTGTTGAGATTGTCCCTCAATACAAAACACCAAACCTAAAAACAATGTCCCCAGACACCCCAGTTTACAGTGAAGAATCATTTATTGATGACGTTGAGATTCCCAGCAAGCAAGTCGGGACTCTTGGCGAGCTTGTTAAATTCCTAGGATTAGGAGCTGTTGTTGCTCCTGGGGCTTTGTCACAGTTGACTGATAATCAAAAAGGAGATAAGGTTGTTGAATAGAGCTGGTTTTGCATCCTCGCTAACAAAGAGGATACAACACGAAAACAAACTTAAAAAGAAAGGAGCCAACAAGATGTATGGCAAGAAAAAGGGTAAAGGTGGAAAGAAAAAATAAAGACGCAACTGTCTTTGTCACAGGCGTTTCCATGTCAGGGAAGGTAAAAGATGACGACAATAGAACTCCTGAAAGCGATCAAACGCAATCTGAGGGAGAAGCGATCGGCGATAGCCGAGAAGATGATTGAAGGTCGGGAGTCTGATTTTCAATCATACCAAAAGGACGTTGGCATTGCACAAGGATTAGAAGATGCTTGTGCAATAATCGACGAAACATTAAAACAAATTGATGAAGAGGATGCATAACATGTCTCATCCGCATGCAATATACACCGATGAAGAAAATAAAGCGACCATCGGTTCTCACCAACTTCCAATACCAATGAATTGGAAAGTCCTAGTCCAGCCCAATGAAACCAAAAAAGAGACCAAAGGTGGAATAATCCTGCCTTCAATCTCAAGAGACAATGAGAGTTATCTCACTGCTCATGGAACAATTGCAGCATTGGGCGAACTTGCTTATCATGATAGAGATACTGGCCAGCCTTGGAAGATGTCAACACGTCCACAGGTCGGCAATCGTATCACCTATGGAAAATACGCAGGTCAAAAAATTGTAGTTAATGGTGTTAGCTTCCTTATATTGAATGATGATGAGATTACATCCATTCTTCCTGAGGGTGCTGAGATTACTGGCTACTTACCAACTTGAGGTGAATAACATGGAAAACACCACCATGGCTGAAAAAGAACAGCTGGAAATTGTAGAAGAAGAAATCAAAGATGCCAAGCGAAGAGCTGGCGAAGAAGATTTTGAAATTGAAATAACTGACGAGCCAGAGGCTGATAATGAATTGGTCGCAAAGCAGGAACCAGAAAAAGAAGAGGATCCTGAGTATGGCGAGAAAGTTCAAAAAAGAATTAAGAAGCTTGTTGATCAAAGACGTGAGGCTGAATTAGAAGCCAAAAAACAGCAAGAGCAAAATGCTCAACTTGCAGCTCGTCTTGAGAGGCTTGAGAAAGGCTCCCAACATCAAGCTGAAAATGCATTCCACACTCGCTATGAGCAAACAAAATCTGCATTGGCCAAAGCCATTGAAGAAGGCGACACTCAGTCCCAACTTGATTTCTCAGAGCAAATGGCAGACATGCGTGCAGCTATGCGCATAGCTGAAATGCAAAAGCAAACAGCGCAACAGCAACGCACAGCATCACCAACAGTTGGTCGTGCTCAACAAGCTGCAGAAAACCCAGCACCTGCAAAGGCAATGTCTTGGTGGGAAAAGAATCGTTGGTTCAATTCTGCTGGTTATGAGCGAGAAACTGCTGCAGCTCGTGCAATTGATGTTCAATTGGATCTTGAAGGAAACGACAAGAATTCAGAAGAATATTACGATTTGTTAAATAATCGTTTACAAAAAATGTTTCCCGAGTTAAGCTCAGGAGGCGAAACAAATAAGCCTAGAGTAAAAAGCAGATCACCAGTTGCGCCAACTGCAGGCGGCTCTCAGGGTTATAAAGGGAATAGGGTTCGCATGTCACAAGACCAACTTAGGATGGCTAGAGAACTTGGTATTACTGATGAAAAAGGACTCAAAGCATATGAGGCCGAAATCAAAAGACAAGCAAGGAGCTAATCATGGCTGAGAAAAGAAATGTGCGTGCAAATGAATCCCGTTCAAATATCCGAGAAGATGAGGCTCGTCCTCAAGCTGCTTGGTCTCCACCGTCACTTTTGGATGCGCCTGAGGCTCGTTCAGGAATGACACAGAGGTGGGTTGCCACCTCTATTCAGGGTAAGGATACCCCAGACAACGTCTTCAAGCGTATGCGTGAAGGTTGGAATCCTCGCCCTGCTGATACTGTGAAAGATAAGAGATTCCCAACTATCAATCACGGCCAATGGGAAGGTTGCATTGGAATTGAAGGAATGCTGCTTTGTGAAATGCCTATTGAACAGCATAAGTCTATGAAAGACTATTATGCAAATAGGAATTACGAGCAGAACGAATCACTTTCAGGTGACCTAGATGCACTAAATCGTTCAGGTGGTCCAAGAGTTTATCAAACTCGCGAATCATCTGTTTCAAAAGGCCGCAGAGATCTTGCGGCTATGGAAGACTAAAAACTCGTGAAGGAGTGAAAAAATGGCAAATGTTGATGCTGCCTTTGGGTTCGTCCCAGTTCGCCACATGAGCGGTAATATTCCACGTGCAAATAAATACACCATTGCTTCTGGTTTAGCGGAGAATATCTTCACAGGTGATCTTGTTATTATTATTAACACAGGTCTTCTGACCCCGCACACAGCCACTGAAGTAAATAATATTGGTGTATTTGCAGGTGTTTCATATACCGCTGCAGATGGCTCTTATGTGTATAGCCAGTATTGGCCATCAGGCACAACTGCTACAAATATCGTAGCATATGTGTATGATGATCCATATACTGTTTATAAAGTTCAGTCAGCTGGAACTCCAGCCCAAACTAATATCGGCAACTGTGCTGATGTTGTTGCGGGTGCAGGTTCCACTACAACTGGTCAGTCAGGTTTTGAAATTTCAGGAACCATGGCTGCAGGTGCTGCAACTTGTAAAATTCTTAGTCTTTATGAGGCTCCTGATAATGCTTTCGGCGCAAACGCCATTATGGAAGTTATTATTAACGAGCACCTCTTAAAAGACTCAGCTGGTATATAGGAGGGTTTGAAAAATGGCTATGAATAGAGCACAATTTGCGAAAATGCTCGAGCCAGGATTGAACACCCTGTTCGGTCTTGAATATGCTTCTTACCCAGCTGAATATGAAGCTGTGTTTGAATCAAATAGCTCAAATAAAGCATTTGAAGAAGATGTTTTGTTGACAGGCTTCGGTGCTGCTCCAACTAAAGATGAAGGTGCGTCTGTTTCTTATGACTCAGCTTCTCAGCAGTGGACAGCTCGTTACCAACATGAGACAATCGCTTTGGCATTCTCAATTACTGAGGAAGCTGAAGAAGATGGTCTTTATGGGTCAATTGCTTCTCGTTACACAAAAGCACTAGCACGCTCAATGGCCTCTACTAAAGAGATCAAGGCTGCTAATGTTCTTAACACTGCGACAACTGCGGCGGGTGGTGATGGCGTTTCACTATTAAATACATCTCACCCAACACAGAATGGCATCCAGAGTAACACACTTGCTACTGCTGCTGACCTTTCTGAGACTTCATTGGAGTCAATCCTTATCAACATTGCTGACATGAAAGATGATCGTGGTCTGCGGATTGCTGCTCAAGGGACAATGCTTATTATCCCAACAGCATACACATTCGTAGCAGAGCGTCTTCTTGAGTCTCAGCTGAGAACAGGAACAGCTGACAATGACATCAACGCTATTAAGTCTGGTGGCTACTTGCCTCAGGGTTATCACGTGATGCGTCGCCTGACTGATTCAGATGCATTCTTCGTTAAGACGGATGTTCCTGATGGTCTTAAGATGTTCCAGCGTTCACCTATGAAAAAAGGTGTTGAAGGTGATTTCGAAACTGGTAATGTTCGCTACAAAGTTCGTGAGCGTTACAGCTTCGGAGCAACTGATTGGCGCGGAATCTTCGGCACAGAAGGTGCTGCATAAAATAATATGGGGGAAGGCAAAAGCCTTCCTCCTAACTTTTCCTGACAACTCCATCGGGGGGTTGACACTAGCCACGACAGGAGATCCAAATGGCTAATACTACTTTCACTGGACCAGTGCGTTCAGAAAACGGATTCACAGTTGTTTCCAAAGATGCAACATCTGGTGCTATCACTGATGTAGCTTCAATAGCCTCTACAGGCATTGTAACAAATAAATATGTAAAGCATGTTGGCTTTGCCACTGGTGTTACTGTTAACACAACTGCAGGTGACAGCCCAACCATTGGTGAGTTTACACAGCCAGCAAATACAATCATTACTGACATCAAGATATTTTGCGATGTTGCTCCTGTTATTGGAGAGGGTGACATTGGTTATGAAGTTGGCACATCTTCTTCTGGTGCACAAATTGTTGCAGCTCAGACAGATGAAATATTAGATGCTGGTACAACTGTTGTTGTTCACAACGTAACTATCACTAGCTTGGTTCTTCAGACGCAGGACGGCACAACAGCCCCAGCTTCCGTCCAGTATACAGACACCGCAAGAACTATTTTCTGTAACATCACAAACACAGTTGATGCAACAACAGCAGGTTCGTTCACATTCATTATTGAGTATGTTCAGATTGCATAAACTGGTGGGGCTGTGTGCCCCATCATAACTTAGGAGTGCAGAATGGCTGATATAACAACCACAACCAAAATATCTGAAAACACTCAAGAGGTCGTTTTTGCTTTCCAATATCAATATGTTGATGGTGGAAATGAAAGTGCTGTCAGCAAAATTGATGTCTCTGGGCTTTTGACCAATGCAGCAGGGGAAACCTGCACAGGCATAAGGATAATTGAGTGTTGGTGGGTTATCAATGCAATGACTGTTGAGGTTCTTGCAGACGCAGACGTTGACATAATTGTCCTTCACCTTGACGAAGGCCAGTCTGGATATCAAGACTTTTCTAGATTTGGCGGATTGCCAACAAGCTCATCATATGGTGCCAATGGAACAGGTGATATAAAATTCACAACAACTGGTGCTGGAGCTGCGGGGGATTCATATCAAATTGTTATCAGAGCGAGCAAGCAGTATTAATGGCAACTTCAGGAACAGTAGTTTTCAGGCCAAGTGTTGAAGAGATAATAGCAGAAGCATTTGAGCGTTGCGGTATTGATCCCCAAACAAGGACAGGGGATCATGCCGTTTCTGCGCGCAGAAGCCTTAATCTTTTATTTTCTGAATGGGCAAACAGAGGAATAAATTATTGGGCACTCAGCTCTGGCACTCTTAATCTTAGCTCAGGGACAGCTGTTTACAATTTGCCAGCAGGAGTTATAGACCTGATGGACGTTGTTATAAACAACTCTGCTAGTTCATCTCAGTCAGATACCATAGTTAATAAAATAACAATATCTGAATATAACCAGATACCCAATAAAACATCCTCAGGCAGACCAAGCCAATACATGATTGATAAAGGTCTTCAGTCAGGATCAAATAACATATCTAAAATTTATGTTTGGCAAGTCCCTAATATAAGCACATATGTCCTTCAGTATTGGTCAATGAATCAGCTTGAAGATATAACAGCTTCAAATCAAGACACAGACATTCCTTATACATGGAGTGAATGTATTTGTGCAGGCTTGGCGAGCAAGCTCTCCGTCAAATACTCGACAGATCGGTTTCAACTTTTAAATGAGCTTTATGAAAGAGCATTTAATTTCGCAGCAGCATCAGATAATGATGGCGTAAGCTTGAGGGTTCAACCCACAGCGTTGAATTTGGTTTAATGGCGAAATATGCATCAGGAAAAAAATCATCAGCGATAAGTGACAGGTCTGGCTTTAAAATAAAGTACACAGACCTTAAAACTACTTGGGATGGGTTGCGTGTTGAAAAAGAAGAGTGGGAGCCGAAGCACCCTCAATTAACTCCAGCCAAGAATGTTTTTGATGCAACAGCGTTGAGAAACCCAAGGCCTGATGGTGACCCTGATAATGTAAAGTTTTTTGTAGGTTTTAATTACGACCCTTTTCTTGATGTTAGGGAGAGGCCACCCATTGGAATAGCAGGACTTGGTCAAGTTGGCAGGGTTGAAGCTAGGTTTATAATTGGTGCTTCAGCAACAGGGGTTGCAGGAACAAGTTCTTTAGGAACTTTTGAATTAACTATAAATCAGACACTATCTCAGATAGGGCTTCAGGCACTTGGTTTTGTAGCTGGGTCAGCAACTGGCACTACAACTTTCGCAGTGACAGTTCAATCTGTTGGCGGTAATAATAAATACTTCATTGATGGCTCACAACAAGCAACATTAACACTTTATGAAGGAAACACTTATTACTTTGATCAATCAGATAGCAGCAGCAGTGGTCATCC